CACCGTAACCGTCACCGCCACCGCCACCTCCACCAATCATCAACAGTTCAGCAAACCCAGCCTCGCTGAAAGTAATCGAACCAGATCCAGTGAACGAATACACATTGTAAGTAGTCCCACCAGAGCTAACAGTCCCCACAGTAGGTGAACCGGTAGTGCCAGAAACAACTGCTGCGCCAGGCGAAGTAGAGAGAGCAGTCCAAGCCGAACCGTCATAATACTCAACAGTGTCAGAATCAGTCAGAAACGAAAACTGTCCCTCAACAGGTGTCCCAATAGCAGACCCACGCGCAGCAGTCCCAGCAAACACCAACATCCCCTGCATCAGATAATCATTGATCTCATCCTGATCAAGGGTTTCCCCTGCCACAAACTCTTTGTAACCGCCTGCAGCCATTAGAAGTCCCTCCACTGCGTTGAATCGTAATAAGTCAAAGTATCTGTGTCCTTCAGAAACGCGAACATGCCCTCGCTAGGTGAAGTAATTGCAGCCTCACGCGCAGCTGTCCCAGCGAACACCATAATCTGTTGCTCCATCATGTAAGTATTCACCTCAGAAGCAAGCAACACATCACCGTTCTGGAAAAGCTTGAACCCAGCACCAGCCAAAATCCATGCCTCCTAGAATCCCAAAACGCCTGGGGCGTCTGTTCCTATTGTACCGAACTCTGAGTCACCAATGACAAAGAGAGAGGTTTGGAGGGAGCCCACACCGATAGTCATGATGTGCTCATCAGCACTCACACTATGCCCAATGTTTATCACCAGACCATAACGCTCAATCGCTGAGCCCACACTGTTAGGGGTGAACTTCACCTGGATAACACTGCCCATGTCCAGGGCAAACATGGAAGCCTTCTGTGCAGAGCTCAGGTTGCTCATGTCTACAGCGAGGCGTGCAAACCTATACTCAGGTTCATCGTAACGCCCCACCAGAAAATCAGCGTAATCCTCCACCTGAGTCTGTGTAGAAAGCAGGGTCTGCACATCGCGCTCCAGAATCCCATAGCGTGTCTGAGACAGCGCACCGTTAGCTGTGGCAGTCCCTGCAGGAGAGGACACTGTTATCTGGTTATAGAGTTGCTCAGTCCCATACTCAACCAGCGCTGGTGCAAACGGAATCCCAGACCCAGCCACATCAGAAAACACTGTCACATTGTCAGTAGTGGGTGTGGAGAGCCGGTCTTTGAAAGCCACCCTGCCCTCTTTGTCAATGAAGAACAGGCCACCCTCAGACAGTTCCACCTTCTGCAAATACTGAAGAGCGTTACCAGAGAACTCATCAGCGCCAAGTGTGGAAGCCCCCGTGTCAATCACACGATCACCGGCAGGCCAATCCACGGTTTCCATATTCAGGACAGCGTTCACACGCGCCCCAGAGCTCTGCTCAGTAGCAGTCCCAGGAGTCACCAACTGTTGTGCTAAGAAAGTGAAAGCATCAGAAGCCTGGAGCTCTGCAATAGATTGCCCTGAAGGGTCATAGCCCAGGTTCCAGTCAGTAACCTTCCCCACATACTGTGCAGTCCCATCAGCGAGCACACGCACATCACGCCTAGGCACAATGTTCCCAGCGAAAGGTGAGGCTGTATAGAGAGGGTCAAACGCCCTGTCAGTGTTATTGAACTCCACAGATAGAGACCCAGAGTTGAACCTATCCAGGTCACGGTTCTTACCGCGAGAGATAGACAGGGATCTCACACGCGATGTCACATCCTCGAAGCTCACACCACCAATAGTGAACTCTGTAGACCCAATCACACCAGCCACAGGGTCATCCAGGGTGAAAGCTTTGCTCAGCCCAAGCTCAACAGTTACCGCCATCAGGCACTCGCAAACACAGGACCGCTAGTGCGCTCATACCGTTTGATAGCAGACACAATCTCCTGCCCAATCTGAGCACCATTAGCACCCATCCCAGCATTCACGGTGATACTAATCTTCGCACCCCCACCCATCTGATTGTTAGGGATGATAGTGCCACCCCCACTGGAGGGGACAAACAGCTCAGGACCCATCTCACCCACCAGGTAGCTTTGCCCTGAAGCCACAGGACCACCACCGGCACGCCTGCCACTGTAACCCTGCTGAGCAGATTGCAGCCCAATGAAATACTCACCCAGCTCAGTGAGCCTAATACCAATAGCAGAGCCAGCCTTATCCATCAAAGTTTCAAAATCCACAGAAGGGGCATTGCCTGACAGGATATTGAAGGCCTCATTGAGCACAAACATCAAAGAACTGAGGCGCTCTAGCTGGTCATTCAGGAGTTGCAAACCGCCGATGATGCTTTGTGCCGTGAGATCCAAAAGGAATTGCCCAAAGTCTGACTCAATAAACTTGATGACTTCGTCAGCAATAAGGAACAGGTTCTCACCCAGTTTGCGCACATTCTCCTGGAACTGCTCATTGTTCATAAGCTCAATGACCGTGGGAAGTACAGCTGCCCCAAGCTCTCCAAGCTTCGTTGCAACTGCCTCAACCGCCTCAAAGATTGTGTCAAACACTTTCTCAATGGTGGGACCGTTCTCATCCATGAAAGTTTTGAAGTCATCCAGGTAAGGGAGGAGCCTCTCAGCCAGTTCCCCACCAATCGTGATAAGCGAGTCTTTGGCTGTGTTGATTGCTGAATCAAACTTAAACTGTGCCGTTTCAGATGTCAGCGCCATAGCCTCATCAAGGATGCCGATACCGTCAGTCATCTCAGCGACAATGCCTGTGTAGGTTTCACTGTTCTCACCAGTCAGTGCGAGAATTGCGTTCAGACCCTCCTGGGATCCGATGAGCCTAGTGAAGTCCTCACTGTTCTCACCAAACGCTTCACGCAACCTGCCAAAGGTTGCCAGTAAACCATCCTGCTCAATCGAATCACGCACACCCTCAGCGCTAAAGCCATACTCCTCCAGCATCGCCGCTGACTCACCAGTAGGTTTCAACACCGCCTGCATTGCCCCACGAATACCAGTCACAGCTTCAGAAGCGCTCAGACCACCCCTGGTCAAACCAGCAATGAGACCGGCAGTCTCCTGGAAAGAAACACCCAGCTCAGAAGAGATAGGGATAACGCGACCCAAAGCCCCAGCGAGCTCCTCAGGTGCAAACTGTCCAAGCCTGACCGCCTCAGCGAGCGTGTCCACCGCCTCAGTACCAGACAGGTTTGACTCACCATAAGTGTTCATGGCGGCAGTAGCGGCGTTAGCAATATCGCTGACACTACCCAGGCCAATAGCAGAACCCTTCAGCGATGACTCCAAAACATCTACAGCACTAGCGCCACGCAAACCAGCGGAGGTGATGAAGAACAAAGCGTCAGCAGCCTCATTGCCAGACTTACCAAACTGAGGCCCTAACTCTCTAGCCGCCTTCTCTAGTTCAGCAACCTCATCAGCCGTAAGACCAACCAAGCCCTGGATGCGTGAAAAGGTTGTCTCAAACTGTGTGAACTCGCGCACAGAAGCCACACCCACAGCAGTGACAGCGGCAGCGGCCACACGCCCCACATCCACCGCAAAGTTCTGGAAGTTAGAAAGGGCACGCTTAGCCCCATCCAAACCCTTAGAATCAAACTTTGTAACCAGTGGGATAAAGATAGCCATTACATTGCACCTCTTATTCTTTGGAGCTCTCTAGTGGCATCAGCCATGAAAGCATCAATGGCACGCTTCCCAAGACCCTCAATCTGGGGGTAACGCTTCACCGCGGAATCGTAAGCAAAATATCCACCACGACCCCTAATGGGTTTGTAAGCCCTCACACCGCGATTGAAAGCCTCACCCTGACCATTCACCCTGTGCTGAAAACCAGGGTAGCCACCACGCTCATAGACCTTAGTAAACTTAGCGCCTGGTCTCCTAGAGGATCCTGCCAGTTCAGCGTAATCAAAACCGATACCACCACCAGCTCTGGTCCCACCAGTGAACTTCATTGCAAGAATCCTAGAAGCCCCACGCTTACCGCGACCAGGAGTGAACGACACAGAGGAGCGCACCTGACCAGTCCAGCGAGTCACACCCTCATGATTCATTCCAGACAACGGAGCCTGCTCAGGAACATCGCTAGCAATAGCCTTAGCCACAGGATTGATGCTCGCACGCATCTGAGCCTTCAACTTATTCAAAGCCTTACGATCCAGGCCCCTCAGCGTGTTATTCAGCTGAGAGATACCCTCAACGCGCATCTCAGTAGAAAGCAAGGCAGACTCCAATCCTGCCTCTATTCTATCGCCTACGCTTACGCGGTCTCTGGCTCGCTTTAGCCTTCGCCTCCAGCACCTTCTGAATAGTGAACAACATGCGAGGGTGCAAATCAGCAAGATCCTGTGGACTGATACCAGTCTCCACAGCAATCTGCGCAAGAAGCCAGTGAGCTGAAGAATCCCCCAGCCCCTTGATTATTTTGGGGAGCCTGCCTCAACACCTTCCACTGACTCAACCCACTTCTGGAAAGTCTCTTTAGTGTCACCGGTACGCTTCAGCACATGCCACCCCAGCCACAACAAGTGTGTGATTTTCATGTCCTGGTTTAGGCGTGACACAGACAGATCGTATTCTGCCTCGAAAGCCACAAGGTCAGCAGCAATGCCAGTGACCTCTTTGGAAGTACCGTCAAGGAAGTTGATTAGGAGCGTAAAGTTCATGCTCCTGATACTACCCTAATTTAGGAAGTAGCGCGTGTGATTGCACCATCCACAGGCCAGGTAACATCCATTGTTGCCAGGTCTCCCACATTGCTTGCGAAAGGCGTGCTCTGCACAACCAGCGCGTTGAATGAGTAGCTGGGGTTAGTGGCTGATACTGTACCGCTAGTGGGCTTCACCACGATAGCGACAGTGCCTCCCAGGTTGCTCCAAATGGTGCTGTCTACACTGCCTGAGGCGAAATCCTGGTGCAGAGAGATAGTCACGCTGGAGTCCTGAAGGCCCCCTATATACCGCCTTGCCGAGTCTCCGAAGGCCGTAATTTCGAGGCTTTCCCTAGACACATCTAATGTAAGGGCAGCGATGCTGTCACTAAAGTCAGTGCCTGCAATGCTAATGTCAAAATCAGTAGCTGCGAACTTCACAGTTTCTCCTAATCCGCGTAAACGATGGCACTGAACTCAGCTGCCAAGTATTGTTGCTCTCCTAATGTTATCGCACCAATGTTAGTCATCTCCTGCAACCTCACATCAAATGCGTTACCGCCCAGAGTCCTATCGGACTGCAGTGCAGCCTTCACACCACCAGCACCTGTGGAGGCGTAAGCGTTCAACCTGGTTTGTGCAGTGCGCTCAGAAACGCGCCCCACAATCACAGTAATCGTGAAAGTGTAAATAACCATCCCACCCTGGAAAGCCTGATCGTATTGCACATTGTTTAGCTGTACCACAGCGATAGGTGGGGAAGGGTTGTCAGGGAGATCAGCGCTAGTCCTCAGCCCACTAATCGTGGCAAGGTTAGTTGCAATCCCATCCCTAATATCTGAGATGCTCACGCGAACGCCATTTTCCTGAAGGGCATGAGGAGCTTCTCAACATCAGGATCCACGCGACCCACACGCATCACACCCAGGTCACCAAATCCCATTGCCCCTAGAGGGCTTTGATACCTAGAGAACTGTCTGAGCGAGAGTATGATGCACGCCTGTCTCACCGCTGTAGGCACAGAGGGCCAACCCCACACACCAGTGATCTGGATGGAAGCCTCATTAGCGTTCACATTGCGTGGCTCATAAATGGGGAACAGATACTCACCAATAGCGCGTACCTGAGTATAAGGCGTGCTGATACCACCAGCGATACCGTTGAGAGGGTTGAGCTGGTAGTCAGTTGTCTCCCAGGTCACATCGAACACACCGTCACCATCAGAGTCTGTCTTGAGAGTAGTGATGGATTGCAGGTCATCCACATCCACACTGAAAACATCTGTGGGCCTGTAAATGCGTGTCGCTGTTGAGCTCGTGAACACACGCTCACAGAACCCATCAATTTCACGCGATGCTGCTTCGATACTTATTTCGAGCAAAGTATCATCAACTGTGTCAGTCACTCTTAGCGCAGCCTTGACATCTGCAAGTGAACAATATGGATCTACGATAGCCACTAGAAACCTCCAGCTCCTAGTTTACCGCCCAGGACTGCCTACGCTTTGCTCAGATAGTCTTTGAGGAAAGGTAGCCAATAATCGCTCCAGACAGTCTCAGTATCGAACTGCAGGGCAAATGACCTAGCCACGCTAGAAGTCCCTCTATCGGCGTTGTACGCCTCCTCAAGGGCTCTTACGAGGTCAGCAAGGATAGGGATTTGATAGAAAGCCTTTTGGGGTTCATCCCAGAAAGGCTGACCCTCTACAGCGAAACTGTCAGGGCTCATAAGGTCAGCTGTTGCAGCCCAGTTGGAAGCAATAGAACGCACGCCACACGCGGCGCTTTCTATGATGGGGACCCCAAAACCTTCTCCCCAGGTTGCCATCCACACCACATCAGAGGCGGAATAGATTGCTGCCATCTCAGCATCTGTGTATCCCACCCTGAGCTCATCCCTGTTAGCGAAAGTCACACGATCAGCAGGCACACCACAGGACTGCATCAGATGACCCAGGTGGAACCCTCCTACCACAGGGAGCATGTCAGCGTGAATATACAGGTGAGAATCAGGGTGTGACTTTAGATGAATACCGAAGGCCAAAAATAAGGAATCGTAGCCTTTTCTGTGGGTGACGCCATTTGCCTTGTTTGCTAGGACAGCAGTGACCAGGAACACATCATCAGGGATACCCATGAACTCCCTAGTGGGCAAACCTCGAAACTTTGGTGTGGGTTTGAAAACATTTGTATCCACCATGTGAGGAATATAAGGCGCATCAATCCCCAGGGTTTTCAACTGTCTCTGCCCATGAGGTGCCATAGCAATAGGTGTCACATTGTCACGCTTCAGAAACTGTTTCACCAGAGGAGGCATAGTGATGTGATCGAGAGGAACCCAGGAGACGATAGGGACCTCAGTCTCCAAGTCTTTGTACACCCACACATCGTAAAGAGTGAGGAGGAAGTGAGGCAGGTCTAAATTATTCTCCCTGTGAGTCTCATGCCACAGATTGATGACATCATCACTGTAAGGTTTCAGCCCTTTAGGGTAGACCGGCACATCCCCATACTTAGTGCGATGCTTCCCAATGTAACCCTCAGTGCCATAGTTCGATAGCACCGCCACATCCAAGCCATGCTGTTTCATCTTCTCCACCAGGAGACCAGCCTGCACACCATACCCTGTAGCCAAACCAGGACTGTTACTTACTAGGGACACAACCCCTTTGAGTTTCTCCAAAGCCATGCCCCCACAATAGCGGAAACCCCCACCAATCGCAGGGACTGGCAGGGGTTTCTGCTTTAGTAGCTAGATGCTTATGCAAGCTCCAGGTACTTGATATGAGATGCACCGTTAGCAACACCAGCGCCGAGGCGGTAGGTGAAGCGGTAGCCGGTGATGTCGTTTGCAAAGTAGGCATCCTGAGACACTGCAACCTGCAGGCCAGTGGTGCTCACCTTGACAGAGGGCCAGTGTCCAAAGAACACAGCCTTGTTACCAGTTGCAATGGAGTCCACTGCAGGGTTCTCGTAGACAGGCATACCCAGGATGGTGGAAGGTCCTCCAACAACAGGATCAAGGATGTAAACGCCGTTACCATCCTTCAGCTTGCGGATAGCACCCAGAGTGGAGCTGTTCACCATGTAACCAGCACCAGGGAGCATACGAGCTGCGCCATCCACAGAGAACTGAAGGTCAATCAGCTCATCGGTGGTGATTGCGTTAGTCGTACCAGCGGTAACACCGGATCCTGCAACAGCGGTAACTGCAGCGTGGATGACAGCGTTAGCGCGAGTACCGATAGCGTTACCAGCCTGCTCAGCAATGTTAGCCTCGATGTCAAAGCCAGCATCAGTGATCAGCTCGTTAGCGAGCTTGGTGATGAAGCCCTGCTTGGCCATCTGCAGAAGCAGTGAACCGTAGGTTGGGTCGCTTTCGTCAATCGCAGAACCGGCAGCCTTTTCAGTAGCTGCAGAGTAAGCGGTCATGACGGGGATGCGAAGGTCCTCACCAGAGTCACGCTGGAACACCTCAGAGGTCTCCAGGTACGGTCCAACCAGGCGAGCCAGGTTGTAAACGCGGTCCAGGAACGCGACAGGAACAGTAGCGGTAGCAGGAACAAGCGTGCGCTGTTCCATCGAGAAGGTGTGGTCACGAACCTCACCCTTAGCCATTGCGCGGAAGATGTCTCCAGCGCCACGAGCTTCCTCAACAGGAGCGAAACCGCGAGAAGCCTCAGCAGCCTCAGCCTTGCGAGACTCATTGCGCTTGGCAACCTCAAGAGCCTCATCAGCTCTGCGGATGTCAGCCTCAATGCGCTCAATCTTTTCCAACTCAGCTTGGTCGAGCCCACGCTTGCTTTCCTCGGCGTGATCCAAAACTTCGCGGATCTGCATGGTGAGGTTAGCGCGGATCTCTTCCTGAGTCTTGATGAACTCAGACATGAAATGCCCTTTCACTAAATGAATGTAAATGGATTGCACTGTGGCGGTAACGCTCAACAGCTCTCAGCAGCGGTAACGCACAAATCTGATACATCAATGATACCCCTAGGGGTTTACTGTGCTCCTAGATAGAGAAAACCCTCACTAGCCGAAAGGAAACCAGTGAGGGTGAAACTCGCTAACGCTGTTCAACAGCCCCCAGAACGCGAGTCTCTTTTTCTCTCTGCTGGCTTGTACCCCTAGTGGGTTTCACCGGCTTTGGTGTGTCAGCAGAATCCAGTTCAACAATCGCCTCAGCAAACGCCCCAGCCATTGCCTTGATAGGACCAGAGACAGGGTTGCCTGCCACCTTCAGAATGGTTTGCTCAATCTGTTCTTTAGTAGCCATTACTTCCCCATCAATAGTTCGAGCTTTTTCTTTTTCAGAGCAAGCATCTCAAGCCCAAAATCATCCTGCTCAGCTTCAGTGCTTTCTTCCACAGGTGACAGTTTATCCAGCACAGTGCTAATCAGGTTGCGATCATCAGAGGTGATGTCCTCACCGTTCTCAATCTTCAGGAGAGCATCAGCGAGTGCATCAGGGTCTACCTCAGCACGCTTAGCAACCTTATCCAGTCCTCGTACCGCTGTGGAGCCTGCAGTGGCTGTGTAGGCAGGGAACGCCACAATGCTCACCTCGTGCAGGTTTATCTTTGTCAGCGTGCGTACAGAGCCGTCTGAGGACCATTCATCACCACCGCGTGCCACAGTGAACCCAAAGCTCATAGCATCCACATCACCGCGAGAGATGAGCTCTTTAGCGTCACGCCCTACAGAGGTGTTAGGCAGGCTAGCCTCAACATAAAGTCCACGCTCATCCTCAGTGAGTTTCAGAGTGCCAGCCCTCGTGGAGCCGAGCACAGAAGCAGTGTCATGATTCCACAGCAACTTGATGTCATTGCGGTTCCTCAAAGATCCTCGGAAAGCCCCAGGAGCGATACGCTCAGTGAAAGGCAAAGGTTGTGAGTCACTGTTGAACACTGCAGCGTAACCGCTGAAACGCATGCCCTCCTCAGTTTCACGCACCTCAAACTCTGCAGGATTGACTCTAGTTTCCATCTTGCTCAAAGCTTGCCCCTTAGCTCTACCTTCATTCTCTGCCTCAATTCTACCAATGACCCCATCCGCGTAGTCCATTGCTCGCTGTGCAGAGCGCCGAGAAGCGCCCCCACCCCACAAAGCGATTGCCACAACACCAGGGCTAGGGAAGTCATCACTGTCAGGAGAGGCTGCAGGTGCATCAAAGTCCACCATGTGCCTTGCAAGGAAAGCGCGGATCCTCACCCACTTATCAGCGGTAACAGAACCATCAGCCATTGCACGCGCTTCACGCACAGTCTGAGGTTGCAAACCATCCCCAGACAAACCCTCCTCATGCCACTGCAATCCACGCCGAGCGCTCGCACGCATGTAAGCCGGTGGTGTCAAATCCACCTGCCTCAGCTCGCGGTCCTGCTCCATAGGCAGAGGGTCAATCTTTGTCAACGTAGAGAACTTGTGCCCCACC